GCTTTAATTTTTCATAATCATCCGGTTCAGTTGGCATCCAAAAGTTTGATTTTACTTGTTTAATGAGTTTTTCTTGTTCTTCATTTACCATCTTTTGTGGTTCATTTAACATCAAAGATAGGGCATTATCTTCATGTACAGGATATCGCTCTTTTACTTCACACCACTTTTGATATAAAGTATATTCACGAACATCCATTTGAGAAGCATAAGTTAAATCCTTAATAACAATCTCGATAAGTTTTTCTTTATCAATATGTTTAGATTTTTCTGGTGGATTGGATTCTTTCCAATCTAACCATTGTTTTTCTACGAATTCAATTGGTGTTGCCATTATTTTAATCTTAAACTTTTCATTAGTTTGTTGCGTTTTTGCATGCCGGATTGCAATGCCATTGGTTTAGCATGACTAGTATATACTATTCCGTTTAAATGATCAAGCTCGTGAAGGAAACATCGTGCACTTATACCAGTAAAATGTGCCGTTTTATTTTCACCATTAAAGTCTTGGTATTCAACATCAACTGCGGCAGGTCTGGTAATTCTCAATCCTAAAAATGGAAATGATAAACATCCTTCCATCATGTGTGCTTCATCGTAAGTTTTTGCCACTTTAGGATTAAAGAATGCCACATAATTATCTTCGGCACCCATTACAAAAACTCGGTATTTAAATCCACATTGATTTGCGGACAATCCATAACCTTTATGTAATTTACAGGTTTCTACCAAAGAAGAAGCAAATTGATTTGGATTTACCGGCGGATTATTAAAATCAAAATCTGGCATTATTTCTTTTAGAATTGGATGATTTTCCGATACCAATTTAAAAACGGGTACTTGTTGTGGAACGATGCCATCTGTTTTTAAAGCATCTTCTGTATTAAAACTAATTATTTCACTCATTTTGCTATCCTAGAAAAATTATTAACCTTTTCAAACCGGATTACGCTCCGGAACTTATCATATAATTGGTCACCTTTATGAGAGATAACGAATACATTAGTATCTTTACCCATCTCATAAATTAACTTTAAAAACTCGTCAGTACCAACGCCATCTAAAGATGAATCGAATACTTCATCCAAAATCAACAAGTTGGTGTTTGTTGAATTTTTTAACTTAGCAATCTGACGCCATGTAAACAGTAGTGCCAAGTCAATACGCATTTTCTCACCTTCGGAGAAATTGGCATACGAGAATTCATCACGGTGTCTACTCTTAATGGTTTCTTCAAACTGTTCATTGATATTAAAGTTTACAAAGAAATCCATGGCAGTTAAATACTTGTTAATCAATTTATTCATAATAGGTAAATATTGGCGAATAATCTTGGTCTTGATACCGGTATCTTTTAGAAGATTACTAGCAAACTCATAATATTGTTTTTCTGTTGATAGGTCTTGTTGCTTTTGAACTAGAACAGACAATTCAATTTTCAATTCCTTTAACTTAGCATTTTCTTCTTCTAAATTATCTTTACGATTTTCCAGTTCTTCAATGTCTGTTTTGAGTTTTTCAATATATTGATTAACGGCAGAAATAGTAGAATTGTGTTTAACGATTTCATTATTGTGTTCGGTAATATGTTTAATTATACCGTGAATTTCTTCTATTCTTTTGTTTGCTTGAGTAATTTGTGCTGCGATTTCCGTAAGGCCTTCCCGTTGAGTAGTGACTTTGGACTTTCTTTCTTCGACCTGTTCGGATTTAAATTCTCCGTCAATAGTTTGTTTACAGGTTGGGCAGTTGTCGTGTTCTTCATAAAAAGCAATATCCTTTTCATTTTTCTTGATGTTGGTTTCAATTTTTGATTCTAGTTGCAACAACTTTTTACTTTTCTTTTCTATGGAAAGTTTATCTTGAATTTTTTTCTGGAAAACATTAATATGTTTTTGTACCAAACTAATATCTTTATTAAGCTGAATGGTTTGCATAACACTTTTGGATATTTCAGATTTTTTCTTTATGATTTCTTCATCTGACCGATTTTTGTGTTCTTCAATACTTTGTTTTTGAAAATTAATTTTTTCAGAAGTCAAGTCCATTTGATATTTGGTAGACGAGGTCAATTCTTTGATACCAGACATTTTTTCTTTGACGAGCCCATTCATTGAGGAGAAGATTTGAATATCCAATAAATCTTCAATGATGTTTCTTCTATCTGAAGGAGATAATTGCATGAACGGAACAAATGATGCTGAACCTAGAATAACCACTTGAGTAAACGATTTAAAGTTTAATTTGAGAATAAACTTCTCTAAGTGTTCTTGGTAATCTTTTGCTTTGGCATCTTGGTCGACCAATTTATCATTACAATAAACTTCAAACACATTTGGTTTAATACCACGAATCACTTTGTATTGTTTCTTACCAATCAGGAATTCAATCTCAACTACAGTCCCTTGACTGTTAATTGAATTTACAAGTTGTGGTTTGTTAATCTTACGAAACGGTTTACCAAATAAACCAAAACATAAGGCATCTAGAATGGTAGATTTACCTGCACCATTATTACCAATAATGAGTGTGTTTGGTGATTTGAGTAAGTTAATCTCAGTAAAATTTTGACCGGTGGATAAGAAGTTTTTCCATCGGACTTTTTGAAATATAATCATATTATAATTATTTTAAACCCATTTGTTTTCTTATTTCAGTCGCTGAAATAGAGTGTGTATCTTCGTCAAATACTTCGTTTTCAATTTTATAACCAACATTACGACCATAGGTAATATTTGTAATATTAGGTACAAATAAAATAGTGTACTGTCCTTCATATTTTTCTCTCAAATCGGCATGAATAAAGTTTTCTACTTCTTCTTTCTTGAAAGGATTAGAATCATTCCATCCTTCACAATCACGAATCATAATACAAACTTGACCGGTTTTAGCAATTGCTCTTTCAAACAAGGCACGATGTCCTTTATGCCAAGGTTGCCAACGACCTAACATCTGTACTGTAGGTTTTCTCCAGTCAAAACCAGACTCATCAGGTTTATGTGGTTGTTTACCCCATTTGATTTTGTTCCATGTTCTTTCATGAAGCCAAAACAATATAATCTTAGTAAACACTTCAACAGAAGCAATGCTGCCGGCTAAAAGTAATTCTCCTGTTAAAAGAAAACTAACAACAAAAGTATCGATAGAACCAGTTAATCTCCAACTGATTGCTTTAACGATACTTCTCAAATGACTTTCATTCATTTTTTAATCCATCGATTACCAAAAACTAGATATTGCATTGTTCTCCAAAACCAATTTGGCACATTATCTTTACTTGGTTGCCATGTGATGCCTTCGTTTTTAACACCAAAAAGATAACAGGTCCATTCAGACGGTTCTTTTTCGTTCATGCTTGCTCCTGATTTAATGCCTCAACATACAGTTCTTTTAATACTGTTTTGAGTTTATCATTATCAATATGTTCTTCTTTAATGCCATCCACAAATTTATTAATAATTGTGATGGTATCTTCAGCTTGGTCAATCATATCATCTTCTACACCTTCTGTCAAGTCTGTAAAGTCCTCGGCAATGGTAATATCAATTGGATTAATGGAATATAAGTTATTCATAAACTTATCAAACAGATAAGGATTAGTTTTGTTAATTACCACAACTTTAACATAGGTATTGGTATACTTGTTTAAATCTTTATTGGTAATTTCGGTAATACTATTTTCCTTATCGTCATAAGTGATACGATGGAACATTACGTTTGGATTTTCAATAAAAGTTAATTTACGAGTTGATAAATCAAACAAATGGAATCCACGGGGGTCATTATAATCTTGCCAAGTAAGTTCGTAAGGATTGCCAAGATAATAGATGTTATCGCTTGTAGACCTGTGGTGGAAGTGACCAGAAAATACCATATCAAAACGAGAAAATAAATCACGACTTAAACCATCAGTTGATGACATACCACGATGCATTTGAAATCCGGCAATATCGAAATGACCCATGACAATATCTGCCGTAGTATTTTTTAACTCATCCATACTTTGTTGATAATTTTCTGGACAAATCCAAGGCATCATGCAAATTGATGTACCATCCACTTCAATTGTTTTGGGTGAATCAATTACTTCAATGTTAGTATATTCTTGTAATAGTAACCGAACCGAATTTACTTCGTTGGTGTTTTTGAAATAGGTATCATGATTGCCGGCAAGCATGCGGACTTTGATTCCACGTTGCGCCAACTTATCGAAAAACATCTCTCTTGTGCGTTTGTACGAATAAAAATTGATATATTTCCGGCGGTCAAAAGTATCACCAAGAATAAGCACAGTATCAATGGACTCAGAATCCAAAATAGAAAAGAAAGTTCCTGAGTAAAATTTTTCAAAGTAATCTAAAAAATGGGTTGAATCATTCCTTGCACCGAAATGCTGATCCGTTATTATTGCTACCTTCATAATGTGTTATCTCAATTATAGAATCTATAGGTTGGTTATTTGCAAATATTGTTGCTTCGTGTAAGGTTTCAAACGATTTAAATCTAGTTGCACCACTAGAGATATAATATTTAACTTTGTACATTATATCACTCTCCTAGAAACTTTTCAATCCCTTTTGGCTTCTTTACCGCTTTTTTATTCTCTTTTGCCGTTTCATATGTTTCAATAAACTCGGCAATATTGTCGTACATTTGAAACTGCATTGAGGTACCATCTTCCAGTTCCAACATTTCAAACTCATCCAAAATACCCATCTGTTCGGTGGCTTTGTATTTTACATAAGTCTGTTTCTTTTCTTTTTGGATCCTTCGTAAAAAGGCATAGTAGATAATTTGGGTAAAGTAAGCAAAAGGATTTTTGGACTTGGTAGGATCAAAATTATTGAAGTACATTAGACAGTTTTCAATACCATCTGCCATCATTTCATCACGATAGGTGTAGTTAATGAAGTTGGGTTTGTGTGATAAACCTTCTGCTATCTTCATAAAACACTCTCCAATATAATTAGGAATAGGAGGAGGTTCTGTTTTATTTTTCTTTGCTAACTTACAACCTTCTTTATAATCAACAAGTGCTTTAAGGAAGTCTGCATTATTCACATATTGCTTTGGCTTCTTCTTGGTTGTTGGTATTGGTTCTGTCATTTTATTTCTTTCATATTATTCATACCTAGCATATTCTAAGTGATACTCTTTTCTAAACTGGTCAACTGTTTTTTTAGCCAAATCAATATTATCAAAATGACCTAAAAAATGATTTTTTTTATTTACTGCAATTTGGACTTTCCATTTATTACTTTTTTTGTCCCAACACACACCTTTAATTCCTGAAGTATTGTCTTTTCTTAATTTTGTGTTTTGATTATTCTGTTCTCTCGTTACCGATCTTAAATTTTCAATACAATTATTTGATTTGTTACCATCAATATGGTCAATTTCTTGTGGAAAATAACCATTGAACATAAAAAATATTAGTCTGTGTGCATAATATCGTTTATTAAATAACTTTATTTGAACATATCCTTGTTTATTTACTGTTCCAGATTTATCACCAACACAAATACCATAATTTGGTTGTTTCTTCCAATATAACTGTCCTTCTTTATAATTTAGATATTCTTTTATTAATTCTTGTGTTATCATCTTTACCAGTTTTTTACTTGACAAACGCTTGACAGACCTTTAGAATTCACTATGTCCCGGTTTGAAGAACATATAAACATATCCTAATGTAATGTTTTACCATCATTTAATAGTTCCTCAAAAGCATCCATAATATTATCAGTTTCTTCTTCGTCTAAACCATCTAAAGTATTTTTAGCAGATAACAACTCTTTAATCTTTTCCACAGTATTTAAATAATATTCACAAAATTCATCATTAGGTTCCAAAATACAAAGAACATCTTTATTTTCTAAAAGAATTTCATTCTTCTTGATGAGTTGTACAGGTAACCAATGGTGCATCATCAGTCCTGCTTCTCGACCACGATATTCAATGTTAACCGCCATTGGTTCTTCCACGGTAAATTTGCCAATATCTTCGTTTGTCAAGTTACCAATAATATCTTCACCATTCTGTAAACGGACAATCTTAATCATTTTTTTAGTCCTATCTTATATATTTTGAATGGGAACTTTTCATCGTTGTAAATACGAGTCCTTTCGATGAAATGTTTTAAAGTATAGTTTATATGTTTATTTATTCTAAGATCATCCGAGATATCATACAGAGTGGCTATTTCTTTACCTTCGGATTGTCTAAGTCCACGGCCAATAGACTGAAGTGTTCTAATACTTGATTTAGTAGGCATTGCAAATATAATGTTATGCAAATTCCTAATATTAATACCAGTACTAAAAGTGCCAAAAGAAGCCACAATAATAGCGTCATTCTCAATCTCCATTATTTCTCTAATTTTTTCTCTATCGGAAGTTTCTGTTCCGCCGTGGACAAAGAACACTTTTCTATTGCCAATCTTCTCTGTTTCTCTTATCATATCATACAGTATTTTGCCATGTTTGTCAACCATTTGATACAATACAAGAGTATTTTTTTCTAAGCTAACTGTAAGATTCTTAATGAATTTGTTTCGAGCTTCATGTGATATAAGATATTGAATTTCTTCAGCATAAGTCATTTCTTTGGCTAATTTTGCCTCTTCATCGGAATGTTTTAACACCAAACACTTAATTTCAAATTGAGAAACCAACTGTTGATTGATCAATTCATTTGTGGTAATTACTTTTTTGACTGGACCAAACAAACCTTCTAATACCAGTTTATGTGTTTTGGTTCCATCCAAAGTTCCTGTAAGACCGATACGGTATTTGGCATTGATACAATTGGTGAGAATTGTAGTGAGTGATTGTGCTTTAAAGTTATGTGCTTCATCACCAATCACATAATCAAACTGTTCAAAATATTCTTTTGGCATTTTATATAATGACTGCCAAGTGGATATTGTCAACGGTTTGTTGGTGTCCTTTTCTTTACCTTGATAGATTCTATGAATATATTCTTCCATTGTACCATCATTGTAGTCGCCAAAATCTGAATATAACTGTTCAACCAAAGAAGTGGTTGGAACGATAACGAGACCTTTGAGATTTTGGTATTGCCAGAGTTGTCTAAAGATGAGATAGATGATAAGAGATTTGCCAGAAGCAGTTGGTGATAATAACAACGCTCGGCGTTTTTGCATAGCATGAATGTATGCGTCTATTTGATGCTCTCGTACTTCAATAGGTTCACCACGGGAATGGATGTTTAGTGAATCAATAAACTTTTTGGCATGATATAATGAATACTCATCTTCAACATCCAATTCATTTTCTAACTTATAATCTCTTTCTTCGCAAAACTGTTTGATATAGTCCAGTAGTCCGCAATAAATTTGAGAAGTTTGTAAGTTGAAAAGACGCACTTTTCCATCCCAAATTCTGTTCCTGTAAGCAGGAACAAATTGATATCCCGGAACATAAAATTGAAAATACTCTGATAACTCTTTAGCAATATGCTTCTCACAAGTTACCTTAATGTAAACTTCACTTTTTTTGGAAAGTACTATATCATTGTCCACCAATGAATTTTTCCCAGGAAATGTACTCACGGAGCTGCCATGTTCTTTGTTTCAGTTCACTCATAATAGATTCGATAACAGATACCGTTTCTTCATGGTATACTTTCTTTTCCAATAACTTGATTAAGTTATCATCTGCTTCAAGATAAGCATTAATATCAGATTTAAGAACAAATTGAAAAGGTTCCCATCCGTATTCTTCAAGTTCTTCTTGGCTCATTCTTCCGCCATAATAGTCTAAACGAACTTTACGCATACGGAGATAATCAAAATGTGCCTTCTTAGCGGCAATCTTGTGCTTAATGAGTATATCGAGATACTTGCTGTGGAGTGTGGGTATACGAATCAATTCTTTGCCAGGTTCTGTCTGGTCAATAACTGAGTCTTTTTCCCAATACTTTAATACTTGTTCTAGATTTTCCATAATAAAATATAACCGTAAATCTTTATAATAACAAAAAAATGATTAAATGTCAAGCCTTTTCAAAATCAAAGTAATCAAAAGTGAATACACAATCTGCGGTAATAATATCATCGGCCGATTGAGTGGTATCAAATATAATATCCGATAGTGTAATGGGGAAACAATTATAGAATTTCACACGGAGAATAGGGTTATTCAACGATGAAAGAATGGTCAAAGTGGCATCGGAATAAGCGGCTAAACTGGAACTTGAACTCTTATTGGCGTTCTGTAGTGCTGTTAACCTATTCCTTTCGTCAAAACCCGTTGGTGCTGCGATGGAACGGAACCAGGCGTGTAATTGTTGCCAGCTGTTCAATGATTCATCCACAGTAAAATGAATAGAAAATGGATTATAAATGATCTTTCTATCAGGAATGAATACATCTAAAAGGGGTGTCTGTAAAGATGCTTGTCCTAGGTTGACACCAGGAATGTTAACCGATTGACAAAAGTATTGAACATCACCTATTCGGTCAAAAGTCAATAGAAACTTTGACGCTTGTAGGTAATTGGTATTTTGAGGTAGTCTTGATAGTGCAGTCATATAGTTATTTAGGAGCCAAAAAAAAGGACTTCCGAAGAAGTCCTTTCAAATATCACTCTAAGGTGATTTTTATATTACATCACATTAAATTTTTCACTCCAAAAATCCTGTAGTACACATTGCTACGAGCATTGATAGTACCGTTAGAAGCATTCAAACCGTTAGCAAATGGGTTTGCGACCATTCCGTAACGTGTTTTGAAACCAATCTTAGGTTGGAATGTGAACTGATCTACTGCACGAACCATTTGCAATGGAACGTATGGGCAATAGAACAAACCAGCATCGTATGGGCTAGAACCTTTGTAGCCTACAGTTACCAACTCTTGGTTAGCTGTGTAGCCACCAAAGTATGGGTCAATGTAAACCTTGATACGGCCATGTAACAAACCAGCAAATGTATTGCCTGTGTCATCTACTTGCAAGTCAGCTTGGAGAGCAGGTGTGTAAGAAAGAACACCAGCCATTGCCATTGCTGAAGCAACGTCAGAAGAAACGATCAATACGTTACCTTTACCTCTACGAGTTTGCTTGGCAATAACGTTAGCGTCACGCTCGATTTGGAAAATCAAACCTTTGAAACGCTCAACAGACCAACGACCGTTAGAGTCGGTATCTAAGTCAAAATAACCAGCAGTAGTTGTACCATACTGAGCACCTAACACAGCAGTAGTGTAGATGGTACGGATAACTTCACGGTTGATTTCAGCAAGGATCTCTGTAGACAGAATGTTAGACAATTCTGTTTCAGCGTCAAGACCATGAATTGCTTTCAAGTCTTGTGCCAATTCTAAAGAGTACTCAGCTTTCAGAGCACGGCTTTGTGCAGTTACAGTAACTTTCTCAATAGAGAAGGCCATCTGTTGGAATGCATTAGCACCGTCAGCACCTAATTGCTCAGCAGTTGCTGTTTGTAGACCAATACCAGTTGTGAAGGAGTTAGCAGCTTCATTAACGATAGCGCTGTTAGCAGTATCAGAAGTTGTTGTACCTACGAAACCGTAGTTGTTGAATGAACCGTTGGCAGAGCCTTGGCCAGTAAACATTGTGTTGGCTTCGTTGAAGAATGCCTCAGAACCAGTTTGTGTGTTGTAACGAGCACGCATTGCAAAAATCAATCCTGTTGGACCAGTCATTGGTTGAACGCCAGCAACATCATAGGCGATCAAGTTAGGCAATGAACGGCGTACCAAAGAAATCAAGATTGGGTCAAAGTTTTGAACGCCACCAGCGATATTGGTAGGACCTGTATCGCTGGTCTCCATCAAAGCTTGACGGTCTTTAGCCATTGCTTGGTGTTGGTTTTCCAAAACAAGAGCAGTAACAGCCTTCTTGTATGGGTCTTTAATAGCATCTAATTCTGGATGTTCCAGAACTGGTTGCCATTTCTTTTGTAGTTCTTCTGTTAAATACATTTTGTTTCCTTTTTTTTATGTATTAAGGTTAATTACTTAACCAAAGTTTGTGAAATGGTTTTAGCATAGAGGTCCATCGATGGATCGGAAGATTTAGAAACTTTCTTTTCTTCTTCAATATCAACTTCTTCATCTAAAGCAAGATTATTTGCTACTACAACATCACTTTTGAAATATGATTCTTTCAAAGTAGACAATTTAGTATCAAATTCTTCCTGAGTAGTATACTCTACGTTCTCTGCGAGCGATTTTAGTTTTTCTACTTGGGTCTGCGATAGGCCTTCACACGCTGTGTAGATAGCCTCAATTTTTTTCTGTTCGTTTAATTCTTTTGTGAGTTCAACGGCAACATTGATTTGTTCGTTCAAAGAAGATTCTAGTTCTTCAACTTTAGAAGTCAATTCTTCAACAACATCTACCTTATCTTCAGGAATATCGATGTAATGTTCTACAAACAAATCACGGAGACCATGAATGAAATCTTCAACAATTTCAGATTTTAAACCAGAATAGATTGCTAATTCGTTTTCTTTCATCCATTCTTCGACCATGTAGTTGAGATAGTCATCAACTTTAGCTGCCATATCTTCTTTGATTTCTTCAACGGCAATTTCAAATTGTTCCATCAATTGAGTTTCAACTTCTTCAACAATTGGAGTTACACGAGCCATAACAGCAGCTTCAAAAATGGTAGCAGCTTTAGCTTTGAATTCTTCAGAAAGATTTTCACCAGCCAATAAAGCGTCAACATCTTCACCGTAAGATTGGAAAGTTGCGCCAGCATTTGCTTGCATCATTTGTGGTGCCAATTTACCAGCAATACGATCACGGATTGCTTCGTAATTAGTTGCAGCAGCTTGTGCAGTATGAGTTAAATCGGAACGACCCATTGTTTCTTGTGGTTGACCTTGTGGTTTAGAAGCACCAACACCGTCACCTTGAGCGCTTACGGGAGGAGTAGCACCAGGAGGAGTTGCAGACGGAGTACCTTTTGTGTACTGTGGCAAGCCATCGTTCATTTCTTCTGGTGATTGGCCAATTTCGCCTGCATCTTGTTGACCAGTTACGGTAGATGTAGGTAATTTGTCCTGACCAACTTCACCGTCTGGATGTTTGTCTGAACCACGTTGACCTTTTTTAGACGCAATATTTGCATCAAAAGTTTCTTTAGAACCTTCGCCTAAAAGAATATCTTTAGCGGCTTCGGTTAGATTAAATTTTCCCATTTTGAAAATCTCCTTGATTTATTGGATATATTTATATTTAAAGTTTTTTCATGAAGTTTTCAAATATATTTAAACTAACCTGTTCAATCTCTTTTTGTGAAGCACGGCGAATTTGTTGAATTGCCTGAGAGTGATCCTGTTCAGTCCAAATACCATTGACTAACATCCATTCTTTTCCTTCCATGATACCTTGTACAAAAGCACCAGGTGCAGAAGGGTCTGCTACTATATCCGCCGCTGTGGCTAGATAAAAATCGTTCTGAACAACATTAACACCGTTAACATTTTTCAGAGAACCCATACCTCTTGATGATACACCCAATTGGGCACCACCTTCAATCAATTGACGAGCAATTTGACCCATAGGCGTATCAAGAATTTTGGCTTTGCCAATCCATTGTGTTCCATCTTCTTTGAGTCCTACAATCATATGTGAAACACGGTCTAGATTAATTGTTGGTGTTTCTGGATGACCTAATTCACCAAAAGCACGGTGTCTATTAATATATTCTTCTGTGTAACGATGAACTTC